AGGATGTGGCCCGGCGACGTTCGCCGCGGCTTTTCGCAGTCGCAGCATAGGAGGCCGAGATGGCTAAGACGAAGAGCAAACCGAAGCTCATTCCGGTCCGCGAGCCGGCTGGGCGCCTGTCGCGATCCGTCGAGCATGAGATTGGCGCGGCATCTCCGGCGGTGGCAAAGCGGCTGCGCGACATGGCCCTTGCCGGCGCGGCACTGTCGGAATGGGGCACGGAGCTTGGCCGGCTGTTTCTCGGCGGGAAGCTCGATCCTGCGCTCTACGAAGCTGGAAAGCGGTGGGCGCGGCTGACGGCAGCCTACCACGCTGCGACTGGTGGTCCGGCACCGGTAGTGAGCATCGGGCTATGGACGGATGGGCGCCGGCGGACTCCTGACCCGGACAGCGAAGCGGGCCAGCGTATTGCCGAGCGGGAAAAGGCAGTCTGCGACGCATGGCGTGAGGCTGATGCAGTGCTGTCGTCTTCTGGTTGCCGGAGCGCAGTGGATGCGGTTTGCATCCTCAACCTTGCGTGCTCCAGTTCACGTGATCGGGAGTTCCTGAAAAAAGGGCTTTTGTGGCTTGTGGATTTCTGGGGCATCCGTTGACGGACGTCTTGGAAAATGGCAGAAAGGTAAGGGGCGTGATTTGCCTCTCCGAGTTTAGCCCGCAAGGGCACGAGATCGACGCGACAGTGCCGCGGAAGTGAGCCGCTCATCCGGGCGGCGGCAAGAAACGCTCCCACAATGAATCGCGGCGGGCGTGGAGCGGGCGTCGACACTACCCGCCAGAGATGGCGGTGACTGCGGCGGTGTTGGAGAGGCGCAATGTTTAGTCTGCCGATGTGGGTGGTGCACTACACGAAGCGTCGGCCGTCCTTGGTGGCGCCGCTGACCGCGCAGGATCACGCAGAGTTGGAAGTTGGCGCCATGGATCGCGATGGGGCGGCCGCAGCATTCAATCAGCGCATGCCGGCGCAGTGCAGAATTGTGTCGATCCACCTAGGCGGGGCCTTAGGCTCTAGCTGAGACTGCGAACGGGATGTACCCGCGTCAGACCGGTAGCCGATTCCGGGTCAAGCGCGAGCCCACACAGTCGCAGTCAGAAATAGCTCCGGCCTCTGCCTTCGGGTACGCCCTACTGGAATTGACCGGTAGCGACCGCAAAGCTAGCGGCCCTGGGGAGCGTTCATTCCGGAGGGTGAAGCGGGCAGGCGCCTGCCGCCGCTTTGAAAGCGGATGGAGCCGCAAGGCTTGGGCTTCGAGTGCACCCGCCCTCCGCCACTTGGGAAGTGAACCGGCTGGGAGCCGGCGCCGCTTGGAAGGCGGTCGGGGCCGAAAGGTCTGCGGATCGAGACCGTCGCTTCCCGCCAGGAAGGTCAACTCGGACGGCTCCGGGGCCCGCTTCGAAAGCGGTGCGTGCCGACAGGCATGGCGATCGACACGTCGGCCTTCCGCCAATTGGAAAGTTAAGGGGCCGGGTGGCCTTCGGGGCTTGCTAAGCCTTTGGTGCCTAGCGGCATGGGGTTCGAGACCTCAGCTTTCCGCCATTAGTTTCCGCCGAGAGGCGGCACGAGATGACCACGGCGGCGCTGAAAGCAGAAGCGCGTTTGGAAAATCGCCAGTCGGTACGAGGGTATCGTAAAGGTCTTCGGGCCAAGGGCACGGACAGGCGGCTTGCCCAGAGGCGAGTCGTGAGGCGCGGTAGCGGGGCCTGTCCATAATACCGACGAAGCGTGCAGCGGGTGTCGCGCCCCGCCCGTGGTCTACCTATCCCCGCAAGGGGAGAGCGAGAACCATCCGATCCTGGGATGGCCGGAAGTGTGGGGATCGGCGACCGACTTGTCGCGACAGGGTCCGGCCCTCGCTCAATCAGCGGGTTCTTTGCAGAAAGCGCAAAGAACCCCTCACGCCATCCGCATCAGGAAATCGGCAAGCTGCCGCGCCAGTTCCTCGGCACCGGCTCGGTTGACGACAACCTCGATCTCCCCTTCGTCGGTATCGAGACGAAGGACGCCGATGAGCGGGTCATCGCTCAAGCGGTCGATCTCGCTGCCGAGTAGCTTGTTCGGCTCGTCGTCTGGCATGGCGAAGCCCTGATCATGGATCGTGCGCAGAAATTGCATGGGATGCCCGGCATGACAAGCGAGCGCGCGAAAATCACCATCGTGCTGGGGGCTCCAGATGGCAACAGCCCGAACGGCTATATCGGGATGACCTACACGCTTCCCCCGCTTCCTGGCGAGGATTGGCGGCGCGGTGGTGACGGGCCGGATGGCCCGTGGGATGCGGACACGTGGAACCGGATCGATGCCTTCATCCGCGAGTTGATTGTGGTTTCCCCGCCTTTCGCCTAGAGGATCCCCCCCATGTCCGGAGCCGGCAAGCGCACCTCCACCCGCAAGAGCGGCAAGGGCGGGAAGAAGTAGCCTACACCGTCAAATCAACCTCAGACCAGGAGAGCACAATGTGTGCGAATAGGAAGATCGCCGAGACGAAGGTCGACCGGCTCATCGAATCCATGGACAGGCTGTCCGCTGCGATCGAGCGGATGGCGGCTCCCGTGGCAACTTTCCCATCCGGGAAAATTGAGATTGATGAAGCGCAGATCGAGCGCGGCCCGCCAGCCAAATACGCATGTTGATCAAGCCTGCGCCGTCAAAGCCTCACTGGCCACGGCGGAAGTCCAACCGCGAGCGCAGAGCACGCCAGGGCGACGTGCGTGGGGATAGTCGACCTATCCCGCTCATAGGACGTGATCGTGTTGGGGGCGAGCCCAAGGCGTCGCCCCGCCTCAGCACCAGAGATGCCGAGGTGGGTGCGCCAAGCGATGAAGTCCGTGGCGGTCATTGCGACCGGCCCTCCGCCTTGGCGATGGCGGCTTTACCCGCGTCCAGCAGCCGGCGCCACGTGCTAGCATTCGGAGTGTGAGGGCCATCCATCGCCTCGATGATGGCCTTCAGTGCCACCAGCATGTCGGCGGCCGTCGCTTCGTCGCGGCCGCGGAAGTTATCGTTGTGGTCGACGTGCCAGCGGTCCGTGTCGGTCATGGTGGTCATTTGCTTGTCCTCCGTTGCGCCGCAGCGCGTTGTCTATGGCCTTAATGTATCGCAATTTTGCGATGATGCAAGCGATAAAATCGTAAAACTGCGAAATAAGCCCTCGCCAGAGGCAAGAGCCGTCGGGCAACTCCGGCGGCTCAACCATTTCTGGAGATCGCCATGAAGAAGCCATCGAAGGGCAAGCCGTCCGGCAAGGGCGGGAAGTCCGCCCGCAAGGGCTGCTGATCAGCCCCCGCGCCGAAAGCAAGACGAAGGACACCCGCCATGCCCGCAGACAAAGAGCCGGTCAACGCGCGCGTCATTGCGTGCGGGAAAAATCCGAGCGGCGAACCTGTCGCGTTTGCGACGGACGCGGACGGCAACCTTCTAGCGAGCACTGCGGCGTCCACTAAGACGGCCGGCGCCGCGATCGGCACCACTGGCACCGCCATCATGGGGTCGGACGGGACCAACGCGCGGTTTGTGCTCGTCACGGCTGCGGGGCTCCTGCGGACCGAACTGGCCGGCGGACTTGCCAGCGTCGTCGCCTCTGGAAACAGCGCACACGATTCAGCCATTTCCGGGTCGCCCCTCCGCATCGGAGCCCGCGCCCTCACGGCGAACTACACCGGCGTAGCGACTGGCGACACGGCCGACCTCGTCTCTACTGTCGTCGGCGCGTTGGTCACCAAGCCATATTCGATCCCGGAACAGGATTGGTCCTACGCGGCCGCCGCCTCCGGCATCGTCAACACGACGACTGCGGTCACGATCAAGGCCGCTGCTGCCGCTGGCATCCGCAACTACATCACCGGCCTACAGATCGTCTCCGAAGCCCTCGGCACTGCTACCGAGGTGGCGATCCGCGATGGGGCTGGCGGCGCCGTGCTTTGGCGGATGTTCATCGGGACCGGCGGCTTCGTCAACGGCATGCCCATTCAGTTTGCGACACCTCTGCGCGGGACGGCTGCCACGCTGCTTGAGGTGGTCACCCTCACGGCATCGGGGACTGGAGCGGTCTACGTCAACGCGCAGGGCTACACGGCCCCGTGATCACCAGGTGAAAGATGCGCATCAAGGAAGACGCGATCTCCGGTCAGTTCGTCGCCATTCCGGAAACGGATCACGAGGAGCGCATGCTCGGCATGGCCTCCGTGACCTCAGCGAGCCTCACGGCGGCGTTTTACCGTCCGGTGCTGGTAAGCGGCGGGAAGGCGACGAAGGCCGGCAGCGTGCTCCTGAGTGGCGAGGATGGGTGATGCCCGTTCCCGGCGAGGTCAAGATCATCGCGGTCAGCATCGAGCACAGACAGGCTGTCCTCGATGATGGCGAAATTTTCGAGCTGACGGATCTGTTCGACGCCTTTGGGGATCGCACGGACAGCCCGGATGATGCGGTCTACGTCGTCGGCCAGATGGCCAACGGGCTATGGTGCACGATCGACATGAGCGAGTTCGACGACGCGCCGCTGAACTAGCGGCCGCCCATCAACACTCTCTACCCACGCCCCTACTCCAAACTGGCCGCCAGCGGGTCGGCAGTATCCACCGGGAATGCGAGCAATCGTCAACGCCGAGGGTGCGTGGCGGCTTAGGCCGGCATTGAGGTCGGCGAATTCCTGGGAACCCGTGTCCTCTCAACGGAAGGTGGTGAAACGTGTCTCCGATCGTCTGGTCGAGCGTGGCTTTTGGTGCGTGCCTCGCGGGGTTCGCTGTAATTTCAATGTGGTTGCTCATGATCGCCATATGGGCCGGGCGGAACCTCCACGGCTGGGAAGTCCTCGGGCTGCCGACGCCGACGCAGTTCAAGGAACAGCAGTCTACGGCAGGCGACGAGCCGCTGAAGGCTACGGACATCGGCAACCACATCCGGGATTTGCGGGCGCGGGTGGCGACGCTTGAAACCGAGATGGGGCAGCGGAAGGCCGGACGCGACGGAGCCGAGGCCCCGACGACGGACACAGGCATTTGGGATCCACGGACGCTTGAGGCTTGGCTCGGAAGTGGTGCCGAGCCGATGACCGCCAAGGTCATCGACGACATGCGGTTTATCATGTCTGAGATGAGCCCCAGAACTTTCAAGCTATGGCTCGAAATGGGCGAGAGCGAGCGACGGCAGTGGGCGCCTTCCGGGGATGGCCTAAAATGGACAGGCGACCCGTCTCGCGTCTCTCGGCGCTTCGTCGGCGACTCCGGTCCGATGAATGAGTGGAAGGGCACGGTCCCTTTCCAGAAGGCAACTCCGATCTATGACACCGAGGCTGGCGATATCGTAGCCATCGTCAACAATGAAAAGACGATCGACGGACGGCCGGCGAGTGGGGTTCTTGCCGCTGCTCTAGACGATTTGGCTCAGAAGCTGGACAAGCCGAAGCCGTCGCCTCCCGTGACGAAGGCGTGAGCCGGTGTTCTGCTGAGATATTGGAATTTCATTCCATCTTGTCTCCTCGATAGCGGGTTGAGACCGTGGCGACGAGAATAGATTTCTACGTTCTCGGCAGCGGCCCTCTCTAGCCATCAGATATCAAACGGAATTCGATATGGCAGGTCGTGGCGGCAAACGCGAGGGTGCCGGCCGCCCGAAGGGCCGGACCAACGTCGCAACGCTTGAGCACAAGGCGACGATCGAGGAGCTGGCGCGGGCGCATGCGCCGGATGCGATCAAGGCTCTCGTTGAGATCGCCAAGACGGGCGCGAGTGAATCGGCGCGGGTCGCTGCGGCTTCGTCGCTGCTGGACCGGGCCTACGGCAAGCCGCGGCAGGCTGTCGAGCATAGCGGCGGTGTCGAGGTGACGGGCGGCGTCGACATGCCACGTCGGCCGGAGACGTACGAAGAATGGATGACGAGGCGCGGCGGTGAACTTGCAGCGATGGTCACCACAGCCGGGTCCGCAGCTAGCAGCCATTGAGGCGGCATGGTGCGATGAGCTGTTCTTCGGAGGCGCGCGCGGCGGGGGAAAGAGCGACTACCTGATCGGGGACTATCTCGCCGACGGTGGCAGCTACGGTCAGGAGTGGCGAGGCATTCTGTTTCGCCGCACCTATCCGGAACTCGAGGAGATCATTTCCCGGTCTAAGTCGATCGTCCCGGCCACCTTCCCCGGCAGTGAGTGGAAGGAGAGCGACAAGACGTGGACGCTGCCGACCGGCGCAACGCTCCGACTGCGCTACGTCGAGCGGGACGATGATGCGAGCCGCTACCAGGGCCACCAATATTCGTGGATTGGCTTCGACGAGCTGACGAACTGGTCAAGCCCAAACGCCTACAAGGCGCTGATGGCGACGCTGCGAAACGGGACGATGATGATCCAGAACAAGCGGGTGAGGAGTTCCGGAAACCCTGGAGGCCCTGGTCACCAATGGGTGAAAACGAGGTTTGTTGATCCGGCGCCGGCAGGATATGTGCCGTTTCTCGATCCGACGACCGGGATGCGGCGGATGTTCATTCCGTCTCGGGTCGGCGACAATGCGATCCTGCTTGCTCACGATCCTGGGTATGTCGACCGTCTTCGCGGCGTTGGATCTGACGAGTTGGTCCGCGCATGGCTCGATGGTGACTGGTCCGTCATTGCGGGCGCTTTCTTCGACAATTGGTTGACGTCGAAACACGTCGTGCGGCCGTTCGCGATCCCGCCGCAATGGCCGCGCTTCAGGTGCGGAGATTGGGGCTCTGCAAGGCCGTTCGCCTTCTACTGGATTGCGGTTGCGACCGATGATCTGACCATCGACGGGGTGACCATCAAGCGCGGGTGCTTGGTGGTTTACCGCGAATGGTACGGGATGAAGGACGGCGAACCGAACGTCGGGCTCAAAATGCCGGCGGAGGAAGTTGGCGCAGGCATTCGCAAGCGAGAGGTTGGCGACGAGGTTCGCAGCGGCGTTCTCGATCCGGCGGCGTTCGCCAGTGATGGTGGCCCATCGATCGCGGAGCGCATGAAGGTGCGATTTTCACCAGCCGACAACAAGCGGGTTCGAAATTCCGGAGCGATGGGGGGCTGGGATCAAGTTCGGGCGCGTCTGGATGGTGAGGATGGGTACCCGATGCTCGTTTTCTTCTCAACGTGCACGCACGCAATTCGGACCATCCCGGCGCTTCAGCACGACACGCTGAGGCCTGAGGACGTTGATACCTCGGCGGAGGACCATGCAGGAGACGCGATCCGCTACGGCTGCATGTCGCGCCCCTACGCTCGCCCGATCGATACGAAAGAGACGAAGCTCGTCGATCGCTACCGCCGGGCAGAGAAGAGCAGCACGGACAGCTGGAGAACGGCATGAGCGAGGACGAGGGTCGAAAGCCAGATCCACCGCGACGCGCCTTGCTCGGCGCCCTGATAGCCGCACAGCCGTCTCCAGCCGACAAGGCGAGACCGTCTTTGCCACCGCCAGCATGGCTGGACGCGATGCTGGATGAGATCAATGAGGCAACGGCTCAATGGCAGAGGTGATCGTTCTTCCTGGCGTTGAGCGGCCGTCGCTAGGCGCCGTCCACTGTCTGTCCACCGAAAAGGTGTGTGCTGCCGCGATCGATGCTGGCGTGACGGATGTTGTTCTGGTCGGCAGAGATCGTGACGGCTCGCTCTATGTCGCCGCCGGCAATGGCGATGCTGAGAAGATGGCGGGCATGCTGATGCGGGCTGTTCACATGCTCACGTCCGATGATTGGACACCAGCCGACTTCGACACCGACGACGAAGCCTGAGGCCTCGCATGGCATATGACGCCGACACCGACGATTCGGAGCCGGTGGGCAGCGGAGCTATGCCGGAAGCGTCCGAAGGCAAGGACAACGGCACACTCTATCGCAAGATGATGGGGTGGTGGAAAGAGGACATTTCCACTGCCCGCAAGTGGCGCGAGGAGGCCAAGGAGTCGGTTGAGTTCGTCGACGGCTACCAGTGGACCGAGGAAGAGATCGAGTACCTCCGGTCTCAGAAGCGGCCCGACACGAAGTTCAACTACATCGCCAATCTCATCGACGCGGTGGTGGGCGCGGAAATCAGCAACCGGCGCGAGGTCCGCTATATCCCGCGCGAGATTGGCGACAGCGCTGCGAACGAGCTGCTGACGTCATCCGGCGAGTGGTTCCGTGACCAGAGCGACGCTGAGGATGAGGAGAGCGAGGCTTTCCGTGACGTCGTCATTGCCGGCATGGGGTGGGTGGAAACCCGCCTGTCGGACGAGGATAACCCGGACGGCGATCCGGTCATGTCACGTATCGACCCGTTCGAAATGGTTTGGGACTGCCGGGCCAGGAAGGCTAACCTGACTGATGCGCGCCGGGTGTGGCGGGTCCGCTCCGATCTCTCGATCGAGGACGCGCGGGCGCTTGCTCCTGGCGTAGCGGACAGCGACCTGCACGCGTCGTTCGCTAATGCTGCGGGTAGTGAGACGAAATACACCGACCACCCCGGCGGCATGAACTATGTGCTCGGCCAGGAAGTCGATGACGGTGGTCGTCCCCGCAAATGCTCGCTCGTCGAGTGCCAGTGGATCGAAACCGAGGCCTATTTCCGGGTGGTCGACCCGACGTCCGGGGGCATCGTTGACGTTCCGGAGGACCGGTTCGCACTGCTGAAGAAGGCGGCGGAAGCCTACGGGTTCACGCTCCAAGCGATGCCGGCGAAGCGCAAGGTCGTGATGCGGGCATTTCTCGGCGCCAAGGTGCTGAGCGCGAAGAAAAGTCCGTATGGGAATATGTTCACATATTCCGCGATGACCGGGACGTTTGATTCGCAAGACGAACACGTTCTATGGGCTCGTGCGGAATGCCAAAGACCCGCAGGTGTGGGTGAACAAGCTGCATTCGCAGATCATGCACATCATGTAACACGTCCGCGAAGGGTTGGGATCATGGCGGAGGATGATGCGTTTGCGGACATCCGGGAGGCCGAAAAGACGTGGGCTAAGCCGGACGGCATCACGGTTGTCGCGGCCGGGGCGATCCAGAACGGCAAAATCCAGCCGAAGCCGCAGGTTCAGCTTCCGGCCGGCTACTTCACGATGATGCAGGAGTCGCAAGCGCGCCATCCGCGAGGTGACCGGCATCAAACCAAGAACTGCTCGGGAATGCGGGATGCAAACCAGCCTGGGGTGCTGGAGTACCAGCGCAAGCAGGCTGGCATGTCGTCGCTGTCCAGGTTGTTCAACGCCCTGCGCCGCTACAGAAAGCAGCAGGGCAAGCTGATGCTCTACATCATTCAGACGTTCCTGTCGGATGGGCGGCTTGTTCGCGTCGTCGGTGATGAGAAGGCCGAGTACGTTCCGCTCATCAAGCCGGACAAGGCGGACATTCAGTACGATATCATCGTCGATGATGCGCCGACCTCTCCGAACGAGAAAGAGCGGACGTGGCAGATCATCATGGCGATGATGCCGCAGATTGCCGCGATGAGCCCCCCCCCCGAGGTGGTGCTTGAAATGCTGCGCTACTCGCCCCTTCCTCAGTCGCTGGTCGAGAAGCTGCGGAGGATCATCGACGAGTCGAAGTCGCAGCCGAACCCTGAGGCGGAGATCCGCAAACAGGTCGAGCTGGCCGGCGCTACCGCCAAAATCGAAAAGGATCAGGCGAGCGCCGCGCAGAGCATGGCCTCGGCCAAGCTCGACGAGGCGAAGGCCCAGGCCGCAAGCATGGANNCCTTCGCCAAACTTCTGGGGCAGGCCTTCAGTGGCCTTTCCCANCCCACTGCTCCCGGCCAGATGGNTTTGCCGGGNAACGCGGCAGCCGCGCGTTAAAGCGGGCTAGCGGCCACGGCACCGTTCTGCCGTACTCAAGAGGACATGATGAGCGGACGAAACGAGCGCGGCCAGTTTACGGCCGGTGAGAAGGCATACCTTGAAGGCGGCGACGAGACGGTGCTGAATGCCGAGCTTGATGCTGCGGCGGTTGAGGCCCCGAAGGAGCCGGATGCGCCGCCGGCTGACGTGGTTACCACGCCGGCAGTCACCGAGGCACCCGCTGCGGCAGCACCTGCACCCGCTGCGGAAGCGGCGGCGGTTGATCCGGATGCAGCGGACGGGGCCGGCAAGGTCCCGCATCAGGCTCTACATCGTGAGCGGGCTGAGAAGAAGGAGGCGTTGGCCGAGCTGGCGGCCCTTCGTGAGCGCCAGGCGGTCACCGAAGACCGCATGCGGATGCTTCTGGACGCCATCCAGAAGGCCGGCAAGCCTCAGGAGGAAGCCGCTGATCCGCTTGGCCCGCGCCCGGATCCGAACGAAGACGTCTTCGCGGCGATGGAATGGGACCGGAAGAACTACGATCGCCGCATCGCCGCCGTCGAGACCGAGACCGCGCAGAGCAAGCAGCAGCAGCGCGAGGCGGCCGAGCGCGCCCAGGCCGAACAGATGGTGTGGGACCGCTGGCGGACCGATCGCGAGACGTTCGAACAGGCGACGCCGGAGTTCACCGAGGCTGCGCAGTGGCTTTCTGATGCTCGGCACAAGGAGCTCGAGGCGCATGGTCGCTTCAACCCGGCGTTCCGGTCTGAGGCGGCCAGGAATGCGCAGATCAATGAGGATCTGAAGGGTATCGTCATTGCCGCGGCGCAGCAGAACGTCAGTGCCGCCGAGTACGTATACCAGCTGGCGCTTGCGAAGGGCTTCACCCCGAAGGGGCCGGCACCTACTCCGGCTGCAACCGTTCCGCCGCTCACTGCAGCTCCTGACGTCGCTGCTGCCGCCGCGGTTGCCGCTCCGCCTCCGGTGTCGGTTGCTGCGGCTGAGAAGCTGGCGGCGATGGGTGCGGTGGCCGAGGCGTCCAAGTCGCTGTCGGCACTTCCCGGCGGAACCGGGAATGATCCGTTCTCGCTGGATGCGCTGCTGAAGATGAACCAGCGCGATTTTTCGAAGGCTGTCGAGGCGATGGGACCCGATGCCTTCAGAGCAATTTCGGGCGGCTGACATTGCCCGTGACGATGCGGGCGACTGCATCGTCAAAGACCCGCCGAGGATCGGGAAAATCCTCTGCGCCTGATCAGCGTCACCAGATCACCCCGCCGATGATCGGGTCAGATCATCTGCGCCGGCTGCGCGGCGTCACGCGAGCAAGCAACCGCAAATCCAATCCAGGATAGGACACTTTGTCATGGCTCAGACCCGCTTTGGGGTGAATTCCCCGGAGGCGGTGAAGCTGTGGAGCAAAAGCGTCGCGGATGAGGCTCTGAAGGCGACCGCCATCCAGCCCCTCATCGGCGAAGGCTCCGACAGCATCATCGTCGAGAAGACCGACACCAAGAAGACCGCTGGTGACCGCGTCACCTATACCCTCATGATGAACCTTGAGGGCGACGGCGTCACCGAGGGTCAGGTTCAGGAGGGTAACGAGGAAAGCCTCGAAACCTTCACCGACGACCTCGTCGTCAACGAGCTTGGACACGCCTTCGACGTGCCCGGCAACACAACCATCGACGCGCAGCGCGTGCCGTACAACCTTCGGAAGGAGGGCATGTCCCGCCTGAAGAGGTGGTTTGCAAAGCGCTTTTCGGTGGTGGCCTTCAACCACTTCTGCGGCTATACGCCGGAGACCCGCGCCGTCTATCGCGGGAACAATGCGATCGTGGCGCCGTCGGCTTCCCGACACATCTTCGCCGGCAGCGCGACCACCGACGAAGGCCTCGGCTCAACGGACCTCATGAGCCTAACGCTCATCGAATACGCCCGAGAACTTGCGGACACGGCCGATCCGCAGATCCAGCCGGTGATGATCAATGGTGAGGAGAAGTACGTCATGTACTTGCATCCAAACCAGATTACCGATCTCCGAACCAATACGTCAGACGGACAGTGGCTCGATATCGAGCGAGCGGCTATGAAGGGCGGGAATATTTCCAAAAACCCGCTCTATACGGGTGCGCTCGGTGAGTTCTCCGGCGTCGTCCTGCGCAAGGCCTACGATATTACGCAGGGTGTCCACTCGACGGCCGGGACGGCGGTCGCCAGCACGCGTCGAGCCGTTCTGCTCGGAGCCCAGGCCGGCACCATCGGTTTCGGCCAGGGTGTCGACAACACCACGTCGTTCAAGTGGGTCGAAGTGCTCAAGGACTACGAGCGTCAGCTCGGCGTGTCCGCGCGCACGATCTACGGTTTCAAGAAGGCGCAGTTCAACAGCGTCGACTTCGGGACCGTGGTCATTTCGACCTACGCCGCGGCGCACACGTAAGGAGGGTCAGAACATGGCCACCGGAACCACTGCCCGCGTCTACCCCTACCAGATGGTGCATTACCTGCGGAAGGGCTTCACTTTTGCCGACGACGGGTCCGTCCTGACCGTCGGCATCATCCCGGCCGGGGCTCAGATCCTTCGGGCTCTGTCCGGCGTCGAGGTCAACGTGGCCTTCAACGCCGCGTCGACCAACGTGCTCGATATCGGCACGACGGCGAATGACGACCTCTACGCCACCGACCTCGCGCTCGGGACGATCGCTTTCGTTCCGCTCGATGAGGCGGTGTCGATGACCGTGGCGGCTGCGACGACCATCACTGCGACGGTCGATCTCACCGGCACGGCGGCGACGACCGGACAGGGCGAGATCGTCATCGCCTTTCTTCCGGACAATGACGGTTGATTTAGTCGTCAATCGATAAAAAGCGGCGCGGGCTTCACGGCTCGCGCCGTTCTCGTTTGGCAAATCCAGGAGATAGAGCCATGGCCACCGGAACAAAGAGCCAATACAAGGACTCGGCCTTTCAGGTCGAATCTCTTGAAATCGATGGCGTCGCGCTGACCGCCACCCCCGCGGAAATGAACCTGCTTGCCGGCGTTACCGCCGGCACAACCACCGCGTCGAAGGCGCTCGTCGTCGGCGCGAGCAAGGACGTTGACGCGCTCACCGTCCTCGCCCTCACGATCGACACCGGGACGAAGACTGCAGCTGCTACGGCCGGCGCGGCNACNCTCGCCAAGCGNAGCGGCAAGATCACCAGCGAGGCGCTCACGACCGCACAGNATGCGCTCTACACGCTCACGCTCACCAACTCGACGATTGCGGCCGCGGATGTCGTGCTTGCGTCCGTCGCCAACGGGACCAACACCCAGGGCACGCCGATCATCGTTCNGGTCACCCCGGCGGCTGGATCGGTGGTGATCGTCATCGCGAACAAGCATGCCACGGCGGAAGCGCTGAACGGCACGCTCGTCATCTCGTTCCTCGTCATCAAGGCGTGATCGCAATGAACGAGTTCGACTTCAACGCCGAGATCGAGTTCCTTGACGCGCGGATCGCCGCGCTGAACGACGGGCGGACGCACAGTGTCCGCCCGAAGGGGCTGGTTGCTGTCATCACTCCTGAACCGACGGTCCAATGGTATCAGCCGAGCAACCCGACGTCATGGGCGCCAGATCCTGACGTTGGTTCGATGCCGGTCGCCAAGGGCTCGTGTCCGAAGTGCGGCAAGCATGTTGGCCGAGGTATCGGCCTGCATGTCAAGCGCTGCCAGGGCTGACCGATGAGCATCCTCGACCTCCTCTCGGCCGAGGGCTTCGACCAAGCGACCGTTGTCGGTGAAAAGAGCGGCAAGATCGTCGTTCGTGTGAAGACAGCGCGCGGCTGGACCTATGAGCGGTTCGTCGAGGCCAAGGCAGAGGCGGAAGTCGCTGCATGGGCCGTGATGATCCGCAAGCGAGAAGCGGAGGCTGAGAATGTCGACGCTCCTTGACCTCAAGTCGCGCATTTCCCGTGACATCGACGATTTTGATGACCAGTACGCCAGCGATATCGCGGATGCGATCGTGTCTGCCGTGGCGGAATCCAACATCGAGCGGTTCTATTTCAACGAAACGAACGATATCGAGTTTGCGACTGTTGCCGCGCAAGAGTGGTACGGGACGACAGACGAGGCTTTGATCCCGAAGCTCATCAAGATCGATGCGGTGTTTTCCGAGGATGCTGGCGGAACGAGGTCGTGGCTCGGGAATATCGACCCGGCTGAGATTGAGATCCTGAACGACAACAGCGCCTCCACCGGGGAGCCGTCTGGGTATTCGTTCTACCGGCAGCAGATCAGGCTGAACCCGATTCCCGATAGCGCAAACTACACGATCATCGTCCAGGCGCACTATTTCCTGGATGCTCCGGCGAATGATGCCGACGAGAACGCGTGGACGAACGACGCTTTCCAACTCATCCGAGCGCGGGCGACGATCGACCTTGCGACGAACACGGTGCATGACGCCGACCTGAAGGCGCGAGCGGAGACGTGGGAGGCGCGATCTCTCACAGCCCTCCGCCGCCGGACCTCCAAGATGAACGGGACGGGGGTAATCGCCCCGATGTGGTTCTGATGCTGGTTCCGTTC